CGCTGCCACTGGTCGCCGCTTCGTGCTGGTTAACTTCCTCATCCTCCCAGTCGAGGCCAATTTCCTGTGCGATAGTCTGTTTGCTTTTGATACCAAGGGTTGAGTAAATTTGGTTAGCGGTTGCTTCCGCGGCTTTGTCTCGGGTTTCAACGCTTGGGGCTTTGGCTTGCAGGTCAATTAGGTTCATGGTGTTTTTGGGAAGTAGCCCGGCTTGAATTGCGGTATTGATTGCGGCCTTAATCACCCGGCTAAAATGCCCCTTGTAAAATTCTTGCAGGCGAATGCAATGGCGGGTGAATGGGGCTTCGGCTGTCAGACTGGAAGCGTAGTTGCCATTGCTAGAATCGCTTGAAACCAACCATTCGGGGGCGTTGTGTCGATTGCCTGCTGATCGTAGTAACCCTTGGAAGACTTCAAGATGGGCTGCACTGTTGGCCGCTGCTGGCGGTGGTACATAGGTCATGCCCTTGGGAATATCAAGGAAGCTTCCCGCCTCAATCTTCTGGAAGTCCTGTTGCCTGCCCGGGTAACTGCTGGTGCTGTAATCAACCGCATCGCTAATAAAATCTTGCACTTGGTCGATGGTGCTGGTGTCGTGCTGCCGTACTGCTGCAATGGCTGCTTGAACTGCGGCCCCTTCCCCAAGATTCTTGCGAAGCTTTCCGGCTTGGCTGAACGCATCAAGGGTTTCAAAGCTGAAGTCGGTTAGCCCTCTTTTGATAGACCGTTTAACATTCACCTTGATGTGGCAGACATTTTCAGCGGAAACAATTTCCCCCATCGTTGGGTTGGCCTCATCTTGGCCCCCGCTTGCCCGGTAATCCACATGGTAAGCTTTGATGCTGCAAACATCGTCGGGGTCGGTTTGAATGCCGTAGCTCCACTCCGTCATATCGCTGCCACCGGGTTGGTACACCATTTCGGGTTCAATGGTTCTAATGGTTAAACTGCCATCGGGCTGCGGGAATAAGCGCAAAAAGCTTTCGCCGTCTTCCCTGCTCCGCCAGAAGATTTCTTGCTCCATTTCTGCCCAACCGTTTTGCTCGATAAAATTGTCGATAACCGTTTGAACTGCGGTTACTAACTCATCGCTTGCCCCACTCATTTTCTTCGCCTGCACACGGTAACTGTATCCGCAGCCAATTACATAAGAGCATAGACCGTTTAGCAAACCTTGTGCGTTGGGCGATGTTGTCACGATGAACCGGGCCGAAGCTCGTAGCATGGATAGCTGAACCTCGGAAACCCAGAACGGGAAGTTTGAACCGTACCGCCTATCGGTTGGCTGTGTAATCGGGTAACTGCCTGCAAAGCCCCCTGCATAACGGTCAAGCATATCGGAGTAGTTGGTAAGCCAAAAGTCTTGGCCCACGCTGTAGCTTGATTCCGTCAACCGCTTGCCCTTCTCCAACCGTTTAATTTTGATTTGTTCAATAAGGATTTCCCGTTGTTCCCTTAACCGTTGGGCTGTGGTATCGCCGCCGAAGATATTCCACCATGCTTTTTTGCTGCTCATGTTGTTACCCCTCTGGATGGTTGTCGCTGTCTTTTGCCGTTGTAAAGTTCGATCATAACACGCAACGCCATTTCAAGCGAATCGGGGCCATCATCGTACTCGCTTACCGGGAAGTCTCGAAGCTGATCCACCAGCAATTTAGTGCCGGGCGAGTTGGCTTTGAAACGAATATTCTTTTGCGCTAGATACGGCCCAAGCCTGCGTATGCGAATGTTTTTATTGACCGTATTAACCACTTTAACCAAGGGTACTGCATAGCCTGCAACGGCCGCCTTCTGTTGCAATTGGGTTGCTAGTAACTCTTGGAATTGGTTAGTCTCAAAGGCTATTGCATCGGCCCTAAATTCGCCTTGGGTTTCAAGCACGGTATCAATGATGGCTTCAGAACTTCGCCGAGCAAGATCGGCCTCGCAGTACAATGTGCCATCGGTATCACGGCCAAGTTTTACGATTGCTGAGTAGTCGCCATGCTTCCCCCCTGCGCCTTTGCTTGGATCAACGCCTATGGTTTTAATGGATATTGTTTTGGGCCAGTAGTCAAACCAAATGTCCTTGGCAAAGTATTCATCGGGCCACTCAGTACCGCCCCCGCTTCTTGGGTGCTGCTGGTAAAGTGCGCTCCACTGGTATTCCCCCATTGAAAGTTTCATTCGTTCTAGGTCTTCAATGCCGAACATTTCTGGCCAAAGTGGTTCGCCTTCTTCTCGGATATCTCCGCTTTCTTTATCCCTGCCAGAAATAGCCGGGAAGGTGATTACCTCCCACTGGTCGGCCTTGGGGTTGTCGTTTGCGTGAGCGATCAATCTTCCCGCTAGATCGTCCGAGTGCCAACGGGTCATAACGATTAAGATTCTTGCATCGGGGGCTTGCCTTGTGTAAAGGGTTGAAGTGTACCAATCCCAAATGTTTTCTCGCATGATTGCGCTGTCGGCTTCTTCCCTGTTTTTAATAGGGTCATCAATAAGCAACCACTTTGCGCCCATGCCGGTAATACCACCGCCAACGCCTGCACTTCGGTACACGCCTTGATGCCCGACCACTTCAAACAAATCGCTGTTTCTCAACCACGAACCCGCTATTGTTCTGGCATTGCTTTCGTTTAACCTTGTTTGCGGGAATAGTAGTTTGTACTCGGCCGAGTCCATGATTCTCTGGATATCCCTGTTCATGCGGCTTGCCATGTCGCTGGAATAGCTCGAAGCGATTATTGTTTCATTGGGGTTTTGCCCTAACAAAAAGGCCGGTAGCCTTCGGCTGATTAGCTCGCTTTTCCCGTGCCTTGGGGGCATTGATACAATCAACCTGCGAAGCTTGCCGGTAAGCATCCTGTCCACTGCATCATTGATTGCGTGATGATGCCAACCGGGTTTATACCCGGGCATGGTGTAGCGGCTAAATTCTATTAGGTCACGCCGGGCCGATCTTCGGTCTAACACGCCATTCGCTGCTTCCCCGGGCGATTTGGCAAAGTTCTTCATCTGTCATTTCCTCGGATATGGTAACGCTTATTTTGGCTTCGGCTTTAATTTCTTGTCTCTCAACATAGCCACGGTCACGGCCTTGGGTCTTGAGCGCAAAGCACACCGCCCAAGCCTCACCCCTTGTAACTGCGTTCAACAGCGCAAGCTCGGCCGTGTCAATAAATTCTTGCCTTTCGGAATTTATTAGTTCCCTAATCCTTGGGTTCGCTTGCGCCCTCCGGTGAACGGTTGACGGGTTTATTCCAAGCATTCTTGCGGTCAAGTAAACTAACCCTTTGCATGAGCGTATTGCAGCTAGTATTTGCTTGTCGGTAACCCTAACGCCTCTTGGCATAGCCTCTCCTTTAAGTGTTGCTTAAGACGCAATACGCTAGGGTAGCAGGTTTTACTTGAATTTTACAAATGACCAACGCAACGCCTTCCCGCCAGAGTTGTCGAAAAGTCGTAGCAATTGTGCTGCGGGGCCGTCACAAACCTTCCTTCCGGACTCCCAATGGGATATAATTTGCCCAGTTGAGTAGCCAAGATGGGCGGCCAAGTCTATTTGCGATAGGTTAAGCTTTGCTCGGATTTCCTTCACCTCGTTTGCGGTTAAGGGGCCGGGCTGAATATTAGGGGCAGATGGCATGATAAATACTCCGGTAGAAAATTGTTCGCAATGTGGCACACCTGCAAAGGTTGTTGGCCAGCATTCCGAGAATAAAACAGTAACCACGGTTTGGCAGTGTGTCCAATGCGAAACCCCTTGGGTTGTCGATGGGGTCACTTTTCCCGCTGCGGTCACTTGGGAAACAACCACCCCGAAAGCTGCTGCTGTTTCCTAGTCGGTAGGCTGTGCGGCTTTTCTGTAACGGTTTTCCCTAGCCCCCACACGGTCACGGTATTGTTCGGAACCTCGGCCCACTTTGACTTCGCCTTTCCCTTTGCTTCGGGTTGCAGGCTTGAAAGATACTTCCCCTCGCTGGTAGATAACGCCCATAGGGGATTGCCTTGCCTTACCGCTATCGCCTCGTTCTTCCATAGCCCAAGCACCACCAGAGGTGACGGGCCACTTGGTTGACACGCCCGAAGCATCCAGTCGGCTCGCTTGGCATGGTTGTTTTGAGCGCAGTCTTCCCACGCTTTGGCTAGTGCCTCGGAATCGCAGTCGGTCATTGGCGGGGTCGCAAAAGAATTAGCCACCTCTTTGAAATCGGGCAATGTTCCATTATGAATTAGCCAGCCCCCATCCGAAGGGTGCGGGTGGTTGTTCTCGTTGTTCTGCGGGCTTCCGTGGGTTGCGTATCTTGTATGTATGATTGCGGCTGTTGAGTCTTCAATCAGCACCCAAAGCAAACCGGTATCAATCGCCCCGGGCTGCTTGTAGCTTCGCAACCTTCCCACCCGGTCTAACCAAGAAACGCCCCACGCATGGCCACCCCTGCGGGCCTCGTTCAATATCGCTAGCTCGGTTATTAAACCAATATCAACCCCGGCATCTTTTCCACTCGCTATAAATCCTATTACTCCACACATGATAAACCCCTTTCGGTTAAACGGTTAAAACTTCAACGGTTATCGGCCTTCGTCAAAAGACTTGGCACTTTTTACCAAGACGGCCTTTGCGGCTTCGGCATTAACATTGCCACCCTCAACCCAACCCCAGTTACCTTTTCCCCAGCTTAATTTGCCAAGTAAAGACTTCATTTGTGCTTCGCCTGTTGCGGTAGTTGGAACTGACTTCGATTCGAATTTGAAGGGCATTTTTGAACCAACGGCATAGTCAACAATGCCAAGGCAAAGACGGATGTAGCCAAGCACTTCAGCGACCTTGAAAGTTGAAGCAAAAGATCGGAACTCAACTGCTTCTCGCACCAGACCCCAGATATTGGTTAAGTTCAGTGTTTGGTATCGGTCGGAACAGGCCAAAGCTCTTTCGCTAGGCTTGGAACGGCTAGAGTTGTAATCAGCCTTGATTCGGTTATCTTCAGCGATTGACTTGCAAAAGCGGTTGTTAAGTCTTTTCAAACCATTTTTGCCACAAGCGGCAAACAAGGCTTTTTCATGTTGTGCGGTAATGGCCAAAACTTTCCAAGCGGTTAGCTTGTTAGCCCCGACATGAACATGAATCCCGCATGAACTATTGCAACCGGCCCCAATGGATTTTAACCAAGTTAAAACTTCAACCACTTGCTCCAAGCCACTCGCCCCGACCAATACTGGGGAAACAATTTCGATTGCAGTCTTACCGGCAGGGGCTTGAATGGAAGCATCCCTTTGAGCATTCCAACCACGGGGCAAAGACTCAACTTGTACGCCCCGGTGATAACCACCGATTTGAATGCTTTGCGCTACCTCGTTAGGAATGTAGCATTCGATTTCGATTCCAAAGGTCAAAGTGTTTGCGGTTGAAGTTGACATTTTTAAGACTCCCAAGAAAGTTTTTT